ATCGATAATTCTTCGAGGGGCGATCCCGAACGGATCGGTTGCCTCGGAAAGAATACTGGTGCACCGTGCGAACGAAGCGACGGAAAAATACCGAAGCCCTCGCGAGGATGATTTTTCCGCCGCGGAGAGAGCGAGCGCCGCAGGCGCGGACGGGCACCTATCTTTTCCGACGGCAACCGAAAGAGGATGCTACTGACAAAGTGAAAATCGTTCCGACGGGAAACAGCAAGAGAAAAACATCATTAAGACAATATTTCGAAATTGGAATAGCCGTTTAGACTCTTCCCAGCAGAATTAAAAGGATATAGCTTTACAATGACCACTGTTTTAATTAACAAAAAACAAAATAGGATGTCTAAATTATTAGACACCCTATTCAAATCAAAAATATGGAATGAATCAAATTACCATCAGTGTTATCTTTTATTTCCAATAAAGTATTTTACTCGAAAGGGAAGCAAAAGTGGAAATTTATTGCCCGTATTTCTTCCAAAGTGTAAATTCTACTTCCCAGTACGACCTCTGCCGGAATTGGACCTTGCGAAAGTTTATCGAACATATCAGCATCGAGAAAAAATACTTTCATCTTGCCTTTGCCTACCGATCCTTCGATAGAATTAGCGCCGTATAAAATTGATATTTTTTTAGTTTCGTTTGGGAGAATTTTAAAATCAGGTTCAATATATCCATAATAAGGAACTTCCAGATCCCAATTTGGGGGCCATGCAAATGCCCAATACACCGCAGACTCCGTTTTGTTCGTTACCATCACGGACCAATGGAACGTACTGCTTTCCTTTATACAAGAGACACTTGTAATACAGAATCCAATAGATAAAATAAGAAATATGACCCATTTTTTCATAGTAAATTCATTTAAATATTATCTCGTAATAATACTGCATTTATTTTCATTTATATATGCATTATTATTTTTTCGAGTGTTATATGGAGTTTGATAGATAGCTCCCGTTCCAAATGATGTAACAGGATTCAAAGATAATACGGCCACAAATGCATCCAGTGGACTTTCAAAAGCCGGAATATGTGCCCGATCAAGAGCCGCTTGACTTCGAGCAGAATAAAAACCGCCTTGAACATCATACCCAACAATAGGATACTTGTAATGGTCCCATCCTTCATTAATTCCTTTATTTCTTCGATCCGCAAACCCAGGAATTCTTTTTTCAAAATATTTAATGGCACGTGCGTTGGCATCTTGTTCAACCGAATGGTATTTATGGTTTCCTCGTCCGAACATCGTATCATAGAAACTCGGGATTGCGTATTTTCCCAAATAGAGCGGTCCACTGGCACGGCTTTGCAGATAATGTCCGTACTCATGTTGAAAGAGTGAATTATTGGGATCAGCATGAAGACCTCTGTGACCGATAATAAAACTACCCAGAGTAAATCCACCCCATTTAGCAGAGTAAGTTTCCACTGCAGTAGCTCCACCGTAATAGCTTACACTTTTTACACCTTCGAATAAATTTTCCGTTTGACTGCCCAGATGCCCGAATAACGTCTGCGGTAATTCCCATGTAAATCTAGAAAGAATTTGTCCGAAATTACCTTGGAACCAGCCCATGTCGATTTTGAATGCCATGACAGTGGAATGCCAATTTTCACTGGACCAATTCCATGTAAACAAACCATGAAAAAAGTCTTTGATTGCGTTGAGAATGGTAAAGAAGAATTCTCCGTCTTGATCAATATATACCATTGGGGTATTCCCGCAAAAAAGATAAGGATTAACCGTTTGCAGTGCCGGATCAGGGTTAAACCAACGTCCTGACATAGGATTGTAGTAACGTGCACCGAAATCGTATAATTCCAAGAATCCATGGCGGCCGAGGGATGCATCTTGCAATTCTTTGCCGGAAAATAAATAACGGTTTTTATGCAAGTTATTATAACTATGTGCCAACCCGAACGGATAATAATCCAGAACCTGTTCTTCCAGCAGAGTTTCTGATGATCTGTCAGCGACCGCATAAGTGCGGACATTACCCATATAGTCGGTCAAGTTATATTTATATGCAAAAGTTCCATTTTCATTGACAGCCATGCCTTCAGGATGCAAAATATATAACAATTGTTCTCCGGAACCTGGTGAGCCGCCATAGATCATTGTGCTTCGGTAATATGTAAAAGAGCCATCGGCAATGGTTTTCAACTTTTGACCATCGGCACTGTAAATATAGCGAACTTCTTTGTTATCGTCAAATATTCGAGACGGTAAATTCAATTCATTGTACTCAATATGAATATTACTATAAGGGTCATAAGTCAAATTTCCTGAGGCATCATAGGTATATCCTTCGTACACTTGATCGTTACATGAAAAAGATATAAGTTGATTACCTCTATAAATATAAGCAAGATCGTGCAATCTATTTCCTGTACTATCTGTGCGTTTCATTTGTAAAATGTTTCCGTTTTTGTCATATTCAATATCACGTTCGTTAAAAGCGGAAGACTCGCCCCAATTTTCGTCGTTTTGCGCTCTTTGTATGTATGCGGCAGTCTTAAGTTGTCCGGTTAGATCGTAATCATATTTATATCCTGAAGAGTTATCTGAATCATGCCGATTCCATACGAACAATGCGGGTTTATGGTCATACCGGGACGTAAAATTGCCATTTGGAGAAATCATACATATTTCATAATCAAATAAAGAAGATTTACCGCTTGTATTTTGTCCTTCTATATCATATTTGTAAGAACATGTTTCATATGCATTGTGTAATTTCTTTTCAATACTGCGCCCAAGCTCATCATAAGTATAGTGAGCAATAGTCACTCTGCCATTTACGGTATCTCCTGTTATTTCCTGATCAATTGACAGCAAACGCCCATGATTGTCGTAATTCATCCATTTACGATATTCATGTATACTGGTGGGAAATTCTTGTCGGACAAGGACTTCTGTTATATTACCCGCATAATCATATTTATTTGACACAATCTCGATACCTTCTGGATATAAATCGCCCACAGTTTGTATAACACGATATTTTTCATCATAATATGAGAGTGTAGTAAGCCATTTTTGTTGAGTGATAGCAGGATCAAGTATTTTGACGGTTCGTGCCGATACTTTTCCTTTTATTTTGTAGTTCACGGAGTTTCCTAATGCCTGTTCCGATCGATAATTGTAACGATCCTCGTCTTCTCCATCAGGAATCCAGTCATAATCATCATAGTATGTTATATTCAATATATTAGCATTATCAATGTTAGGATAACATTGATTTGTATAATTATATGCTGCTCGATCGATTTCCTCTCCGAAATTTGTTTGATTTGCCAGTGCGGCTTTATGTGTTTCATAAGTTCCTCCCGAATAAATTCCTTCCATTATGGGTCGGTCAAAAATGTCGTATTTCGTAAAAGTCCATTGTCTGTTTTTCCTCTGTTCTCCGTTTTGTTTCATTACTAAACGTCCCCTTTTATCGTAAAGGAATAACGTATATGAAGCTCCTGGTATATATTGTTTACAGATATGATTATATTCATCGTATTCATAATAAAAACAGTCTTCTGGTAATTGGTCCGGAGAAGTTGTTGCTTGAATATTAGCAGATGGAGGCAATACATATCTGAGATGTCCGAGATCATCATATATATAATAAGTAATTCGACGATCTTGCATCGAAATATGTTGTTCACGGGCTATGAGATTTTCGTTTGCATCGTAATATTCAATCAGAATACTTTTTTCAAAGTCGGTTACAGGTTGTTTGGTTATTTTAGTTGTCAAACTCTTTTCAGGATATGATCCTTTATAATTCAACGTCCCGCTCTCTGTTACAGAATATTTTTTGACTTCACCCCAAGGTCCATTAAATCCGTATTCATATTCTTTTGGATGTGAATTCAATTGATACATCAATCCTGATGAGCCCTGTTTCATTACTAAGCCCATATTCGACTTGTCATATTCTTTTGCTGCGAAGGGATAATTACGATCATATTCTTTGTTATCGTATGCATAAATATTTTGATAAAAGTTCGTTTGTTCATTGAGGGGATTTTGTCTAAAAGTAATACTTTGAGATTTTGTTACATATGGTAAATATACAATTGAATCGTTTCGGCCCATGCAATCATATTCCACAAACGAAACAATATTTTGAGAATTGACAGGCGATGCAGCAATGTCTATGGTTTGACAAGGACGTCCCAACCCATCATAATATGTAATGCAACTTCTTCCTGATTGAGACGATGTATATGTCGTTTCAAGCACATAATTTTTATTTTGTGAAGGAAGATCTATCGGACTTTCGATTTGCACTTCGAAGAGATTCCCCAATTCTGTCTTCCAATGTGTTGGGTCAAAAATAATATTATTCGTCTCATCGAATAAAACCAATGATCTATGTAATGATTTACAGTGGTCTCCAGCAGTCCCATCTTCATTGGTGGCACTTAAACGATTCGGTTTTGTTTTATTCGATGTCCCATCATAGGTAATGTAATCTACCACATTACCAACATTATCTACAACACTTACCGTTTCACCTGAGTTGCTGAGAATAATCTTTCGTTGATATAGGATTGTCGTCATCTCATATCCATCGTAGGAATATAGATCATTCAATAAAAATCCGCTATCTTTATATTGATAAGCAACTATAAGTGTACTTCTCGGGTTAATGATCGTATTAGCAGGGAATTGATATATTTCAGTTTTTCCTCCGCCTGTCAGTTTCCAACCTGTTAAATCAACGGCTGTATTCTCAAGATTATATAATTCTATATATTCTCCATTACTATATGGGATACCTTGTGCTATTTGTTCATTAAGCGGGGAATCGTACATTACTTCACTAATAACGATATATTTTTTTACTGAAACCTGTGCGTTTAGTTGTAGTGATAAAAATAAGGACAGGATGAAAACAATGTATTTTTTCATAATATTATGGATTGCTTATTTGTTATTTGACAAAATGATATTCATAGCTTTTTATAGGGGCATGATGTTCATCCGACACACGAATTAATCGGCTAAAATCATCGTATTTGTAATATGTAGAAATTCCATTTTCATCTGTTTCGGAAATTTTATTTCCATTGGGATGGTATGTATATGTCGTCATTCGAGCATTGAGCGGACATATTCGTACTTCATCCAAGCAATCTAACCCGACACCAATTGTGTATGTTGCAGTGGAAGAGGTTACATTAATCGTCTTCTGTACTCTTTCCCATGTATCTCCAAAGTCTCTACTTAACCAGTAAGTCAATGAATATACTCCGGGAGCAAAATTTTTAAGATCAATATTATAAGATCCACAAAATGTTTTATTCCCTGTCTTAGGCGTTGCAGCAAAACTCGTATCGTCGTTGTCCTCGAAACTTGTATAGAAGACTTGATTATCACGCTGATATGATCCATTTATAGGTGTTGTTACCCGTGCATTCACTATCTGCGCAATAGGACGACTACCATCATTGTCATAGATGATTGATTGTAAATTACCATTTGTTTCTCGCCAACATATTAATTGTCCATTTGCATCGTAATGCTCAAATTGTATTTCCATTTCATATTTAGAATCAAATATTATAGGCATTCCACTAACTACATATGATGGAGTAAAATCGTTATATGAAATTGGGTTATTAATTGCCAATTTCCATTTTGAACTTGGGACAACGGCTAATTGAGCGGTAATATTAGGATATGGTTGTACCATTTGAGTTCTATACCGAGTATGTTCACCAGCTATGATTTTGCCATTTTTCATTGTGGTGGTTTCCACTGGAAGAACTATATTCCTGTCATTAAGTATTCTTAAAGCATAATTATTAGGATCGGAATGATTATTGTTGTTTTTATAATTGAAAGAATAGGTAAATGTCTTAATGATAATGTTGCCTTCACCATCTATTTGGTTAATTTCCTTGGGTACCATATGAGTAGTATCATACATGTAAGATACTGTAGATGGTAAATTATAGCAACCTTCTTGGATTACGGTTTTGTCTAAATAAATCGGTTCTGAATACCAAGAATATTCATGTAAGGTTGGAATAGAAAATTCTGCATAAGGAACAAAACCTTTCACGATACTTTTGGGGTTTCCGATGCAAAATCTATTACTTCTTTCTAAAATAGGTTGTAACTCACTATGATATATTGGCTTATTTGTAACCAATAAACGCCACTTCGGAGGCCGGGTAACAGACGGGTAACAGAATCGAATGAAAAACCCTCTCAACGCCCGATCTATCGGTCTGTCGAGAGGGGTATTCAACGCAACTGATACGGGGCTATCAGTACCGCAAAGATAATGAATTATTTGGATTTCTATTGCTTGGTGTAGATTATCGCATTCTCGGCCTCGGTCAAGCCATAATCCCACATTTTGAAAGAGGAGGCGTCGATGACCTTGATGTTGCGCTGATCTTCGCTGTTTACTACTTCGCCGTCCGTTCCGTATTCAAAGAATGAGATCGTCGGGATTGCTCCCTCATATTTTACGTCGATTGAGTAATAGCAGGTCGATGAGCCGCTGATCTCTTCAAATCGGGTGTCGGTTATGACGGCGGTTCCGTATGCTGTAAAATCCGGGAAAAGGATTACCGTCGGCTTGATCTCTTCCGGCTCGGAATAGGGCTGAAAGACGATGGTTTCCGTATAGGAACCGGCGGATGATAACTTATCCTCATGGAACCCGATATATCTGCCGTTCAAAGTCTGCCAAATCTGTTTGACGGTTTCGTCCATCTCCGGCTTTGGGGTATCGTCTTTGGAGCAAGCTGCGATGCAAAGGGATAGGAATAGAATAGATAAGAGTTTTTTCATAATATGATGGTTTTATGCTTTCAGAAAATAAACGGGAATAATCGGGAGCAGGGCTTTGTCCTCCTCGCTCATGCGGTCGTAATAGCGAATCCATAGGTCGATGAACTCGTCGATGTCGATCAGACGCAGGCAACGATGCCCGTTGCGGGCTTCTTTCTTGGATTCGCTGGTGAATGTCCCCGATGTAACCAGCAGGCCGACCTCGCCCTCTTTCACGAGAACCCCCAGCAGACTGCGGACGACATCGACGGAGATTGCAGAGGTCGGATAATGCTTGACCTGTACTTTCAACTGCGGGGCGGTCGTGCCGAGCGGGTCTCGGTAGGCGATAATATCAACGCCGCCATCCTTGCCTTTCGGGGCGATGAATGGCGTATAGTAGCCCATTGCCCGCAACAGGGCGGCGACCAAATCCTGAAACTCGTAAGGGTTCTTTTTGATGATATACTCCCGAATGCCTTTCGATGCCTGACCTTGCAACATATCCAAATCATCGGGCTGATCCGCATTCTCCTCGATGACCGATACCGCGTGCTCTTTCTGTATCTTGGAAAACTTGCCGTGAAAATCGGCGAAGAACTCTCCGGCTCCGGCGGCAAGAGCTTTCGCACCCTCTTCCGTCAGATGCCAAATCCCGCTCTTTTTGACGAGATACCCGACCTTGCCTACCTCTATCGAATAGAAGTTGAGATACGCTTTCCAGCGGATGACGCCGCTCTTGGTTTCCTCTTTCTCATAATCGGTCAGCGGGAACGATGATGCGAGGGTTGCGTATATATCCGAAATCCTCATTTCGCCGCCGTTGGCCTCGATTGCTTTCATGGCGGCAAATACGATCTCCGCCTGCCTTGTTGGTTTCTTTTCGCTCATGCTATCCGTAAATCAAACATTCGCTGCTGTTTCCGGATATGCACACAAAAAGCGTGGGCGTTCCTGTCGGTTTAGAGGTATCGCCAAACACCTACGGACTAACAAGGAAATGCCCACGCATAACGCAGGCATTTACCATTGTTTTTTAAGTCCGTTGTGAAATTGGCGATTTCCTAAACCTTAAAAACAATAGCAAACGCTATAATATCAAAACTTTTTCAAAGGTACAAAAAGTTTCTGAAATTTGGAGCTATTATTATAATCGGCTGTATTGTTCGCCTTTGCGCCCTCAAATAAACCTCCGAATCAAGGGAAAAATCTTTTTACGGAGCAGTACGAGAATGATGATAATTGCCACCCAAAAACCGCGTATTTGCGTCTGTTGCCACCATGTCAATTTGCGCTCTACCTCGACGATCTTTTCAACCTCGACCTCCCGATCCCGATAAACGATGCTGTCCCGATATTCTATCGGCCGCTGCGTCGGTATTTCCCGATCGTCCGTCTTGTTTTCGAGCGAGTGGGATAGCGACCCGTCGGGGTTGATCCTTGCGTCCGATACCGCTGCCGAGGTTTCGAGGTGGCTCGAATCTTGGCGGACGGTCTGCTCGGTTCGCTCGGCCGGCAGTTGCACCCGTACCGTGTCGGGAATCCATATTGTGCGATGCCTGATCTCGACATGCAGGCTATCCCGCATTCCGGTCGAGGTCGTCAGATGTTTGCACGGGCAGCAGGCCGACAGCAAACCGATGATAAGGCACAAAATCAGCGTTCTCATACGATTTCGATTTGGATTGGTTCGCCCCGGTCGGAGGCCGTTTTGAGCATGTCATAGACCCGTCGGAATGTCGCCGTCGAGTTCAGCACCTTGCCGACCTCCTTGTTTTCGCCGACCAATATGCACCCCGCGCTATCCTCGGCGGTATTGCCGATATGGATCAGGATGCCGTCGAACTCCGGCACATTGAGCAGCCGAGGCAGGTAGCCGTCGCAGAATTTGTACTGCGCTCGATCCTTATACTTCGGAGATTGGATTTTCAGCGTGATGTCGTATGTCCCATAGGGGATAGCGGTTTCGGCATACACTTTCTTTTCGCCATTGTCGAACTGTCCGTTTTTGTTCAGGTCTCGCACGGCATCTTCGATGGTGTCGCAGACCTTTTGCCCGTCGATGTAGAGCCAGCCGATGGTATAGGTCGGCTTCAATGCGATGCGTTTCAAAAGTAGTTTCATAGCCACGCGAAAATTTGAATGATGAAACCTCCGGCCATTGTATAGGCCAAGTCAAGCCAATCCCATCCTTTGTAGCGGTATTGGTCGAAAGCCTCTTTTGCCACCCCTGCGATGGCGGCGAATAAGACGCATATTTCAGCCGTATAGGGAATGACAAGGGCGAAAAAGGCCGCGATTACCGCACCCGCAATGAGGTGCAGGAGTTTGTCGGATGGAATACTCCCCAGCCATTTCAAGATGGCGGTCAGAATCTTTTTGATAGTTTCCATGATGTTGTGATGTTAGTTGGATAATAGGGTTGCTACCTGAATACCGCACTTGCGAATAGCCTTGCCGACAGCGGAGGCGTCCATCTGTTTTTGTCCGCAAAATGATATGCCGATTGCTCCGAGCGGCTTTTCTCCTGCATATAGGGCGAGAATGGCGACCTCGTTCACATTATTCGACTTGAACTTGAAATACATTCGTTCGTCGATCTCCTTGATCGTTTCGATAGCTCCCCAATAAAATCCGTCGTCAAAGACTTTCCCGATAAAAGGGTATTTCGATAGCTGAAAATCGGTATATTCGTCATCGACGTTATTAATGCTGTCGGCGACCTCTTCGATTCGCATATCGCCGTATAGGAACGGTAATCCTGATGATAGGTTTTTGCTCCCATTATGCAGCTCTATGAGCCATGTACGGTCGGCATCGAGCGCATATAAGAGTTTGCGCAGCATCAGACGAATATCCGCATCTACCTGAATGCGCTTGGATACCGATTCATTATGTTGCTCTGCTTGGATTGATTCGACTTTATCCAGCACATAGCACGGATTGGTGATAGTGAGGATTACAAATCCCGTGAGGAGTAAAAGCAGGAGCACCCGCAGAAAACGGAAAAATCCGTACTTCTCCTCCATTTTGAGTAGCTTTTCAAGCCACCCGATTCCTTTTTCAATCTTCTGTTCCATAGTGGATTTAATTTTCAACAAAGGTAATAAATAGTATCTAATAGGTACTATTTTGAATGGGAAAATTATTATTTGGTTCTGACGGCACTTGTGATTACGGGTAGGTATTCTATAATGAAGAGCTGTATTATCCTTGTGATATTTTCAGAGTAGTTCCGTCTCTCCAAACCTGTCCATAAACTTTTGGGTCGGAAGTAGGAATACCGTCCATTAAAATCTTCAAAATTGGATAACCATTTGTATTTGTATTTTTTACTCCTACTATAAAATTAACCACCCTTGCATTACGTTGGCCTCTTACCCATAAATTAGCATTATCTGAATTAAACTCAGATAAATAACTTAATCCATCAGGGAAGTCTCTATTTAATGATATGGCATTAGATGATATGGCGGCATATTTATTGGCTGCGCCTCCTTCTCTCGGCATTATATTAATGAAAGATCCGTTTGCGTCGGAGGACCAAAAAGCTATTAGTGTATCATTATAATACATTTCGATACGCCGGGAATTGGGATTCAATACTATTCTTGAACGATCTTTATTCGTTTCGATACGAGCACCAATAATATTAAATGCGCCTGAATCACCTATATTCCATTCGAATGCTTTATTGGCATCTCCTGCTCGAAACTGATTCTTGATTAGGTGCCAAAAAGATTGACCGTCGGATGATACAATTTTATCGGTCGTGATGCGGCCGGGCAGAATCTCCGAAAACCCATAGAGCGAAACATAGCTCCGTTCGCCGTCATATTCGCTATTCAGAATACCTACCAGCAGATGATAATACCCTGCAACATCATTCATCTTGATCGCTCGATCAGAGAGCAGGAAATCGCTTTTTGCGGTGGTGTCCGTGCGGCTGACCTTGGCATATAGATAATACTTCTTTTCGCCATTGTCGAGGTATGGTGAAAGGTATTCGCTCATCTCCCAAACCTTGTACTCCGAATCGGCATGAGAGGATGAAATCGTTCCGATGCCGAGCGTCATGTGCTGGATGAATCCGTGCGGGATATGCAACTGCTTTGCCGCATTGTCGTAGGTGATACCGTCGTTTACCGCCGTGAGGTCGGTTTTGCTGGCGACGAACCGGAATTGCAGGCTCTCATCCCCGACGAGCATCATCATCGTCTGCACGGTCAGCGGATTGATGGAGTTCGTGAAGTTGTCGAGCATTGAATCCTCCAACATCGCCATTGTTTCCCTGACATCGCGGAACCGACGCTTGGTATAGCTTACGGCGTTGCGGATGCTGTTATCTGTCGCCACCTCATTTTGCCCGATCTCCCGAAGCTGTGAAGATACGCTCTTGCCCGAAACCGAGTTTGAGATTTCGAGAACAGGGGCATACGGTGAGGTGAGGTATTCCTTGATACCCGTGATGCGGATTGCTATGCCATCGGGAACGAACTGCTCATCGGTGAACAGAACATATCCCCCGACTTTCAGCCGACCACCCACGCGGAGCCAATTCTTTTTCGCCCATAGTCCTTGCAGAGTGCCGGTAAAGGTGAATTTCGGGTCTTCGTTCTCATAGAGCTTACGGGCCGCTTCACGGAACATATCCCATGATGCCCCTGTCTTATCCGTATTGTTGCAGATATAGGCATCCGGCAGCATGATCCCGAAAATGGCGTAAGTGTCGCCGACGGCGGGCTTGAATGTTTCGTTCGGCATCGTAACCCCGTCGATCTCCTGCGGTACGAGTTCAAAGCGGCGTTCCGAGTGGTTGTATTTGAACTCGAACTGCTTATCGTCGCCCGCGAGCATTCCCTTTTGGAAACTGATCGTCGCCGTCTCGCCCTCAATGATATAGTCGTTGAAATTCAGCTCTGCGGGGATGGAGTTGTCGATGATGTCGTAGAAATTCTTCCCGACATCCATCGTTTCTACCTTTGATACCGTCCCCTCGCGGGATGGGTATATTTCGGAGCAATCAAGGCTGTCCTCCTTGACTGCATCGGAAATCTTGTCGATGCGCTCGATGGAATACCCCTCCGCATCAGATTGATAGGTGCGGCCCTCGTAAACGAGCGTCTGCGACTTCGGCAACAGCAATTCCGCCGAGCCGTATTTCGAGCGGTCGATATTGCGGTCTCCGCCCTGAACATAAAGCCGCTTGATCGGCAACTCATCGCTCTGCGTGGTGCGTCCGACACCCGGCTCGAAACCGTTCCCCTTGCCGTATGCGAGCGGCAGGGGATCATCCTTGAAATACTCGACTTTATGCAGCGAGATCGTATAGTCGTTGATTTCCCATTCGGTCTCGAATTTGTTTGCGACATCCTGCAATGCAGCATCGACGTAGGTGTGATTGAACTCGACCGTCTGCTCCGCCGCATCGAGGCATTCGCCGACTTTCCAAACTCCGGCCCCGTCGCGCTGGTTGAGATTCCAGACGATAGCTTCGACGAGTTCGTGGGGCTTGGCGCACATCGACCATTTGAGGCGTTTATCGACGGGATTACGCATCTTATACAGGCTCATGTTGTCCTCCAATGTTCCGAGGGTGAGCGTGTATTCGATATTGCGGGTTCCGTTTTTCTTGATGTTTTCCGGCGATCCGAGTTTGTATTTCACGCCTTGATACTCGCACCATGCCCCGACCGGAATTTCGACAAATTCCGATAGGGAGAATTTCAGGACGAGTTGCGGCTTGGACATGAGGGAGCGATAGCGGTAGCTGCTATCGCTCTCCTGTACGTCCAACGTCGTGTTGTTGAAATGCAGGGTCAGCATGATCTGATTTTATTCGATGTTCAGCTCGGCGCAGTCTGCGTCGATTTGGGCTTTCAACGTGGCTCTCGCTGCGAGAAAGTCCTTGTATGAGGCGATCTTCGCCTTTGCCTCGTCGCTCGACTTGGAGCCGCCATATACGCCGAGATTGGCGGCGTTGTACTCATTGATGAGCTTCTGCTCGTAGTTGGCATCCCACATTGCACGGATGGCGGCTTCCGTGATTTTGTTACTCGTAACGGTCGCCCATACAACTACCTCATAGCAGGAATACTGCTTGCGCGGAGTTTCGGCGATGGGTTTCTCGTTCCCCTCGGCAATGATCTGATGTTGCGGGGCGTCCTCTTCCTGAATATCCCAACGGTAGATGTAGCTTCCGTTGCCTACGGCCTCGAATTTAGACGGCCTTGCATCGTAATACGAACGTGTCATAGAATTGCGATTTAATGATGGTTTTTAACAAATGTTTTGAATTGGAGACTTTCGCCCATCCGTACCAACTGCATAGCTTCTGTTTGTAGTCTCTCGCGCTGATATTGAGTTTCTTATTCAGACGCGCGGCCATGCGGCAGAAATTCTGCTTGATGGATTTGCGCATGAGCGTTTGGTTGTGGTAGAATACGAACCCGACGAAATCGAGGCCGCGCCCGTGCTTGTCCGCCCGGTTCTCGGCAATCGGAAATATCTGCTCATTGCCTTTCAACGTCAATTTCAAGGCTGCGAGATACTTCTTGATGTCGGCCAGCAGGATGTGCAGCTCCTCTTTCGTGGAGGCGAGAAATACCATGTCGTCGGCATATCGGAAATAGTATCGCACCCGCTTCTCCTCCTTGATCCAATGATCGAAGTAGGCGAGCATCAGGTTTGCGAAGTATTGGCTCAAATAGTTGCCGATAGGCACGCCGTCGGTGCTGTCGATGATCGTATCGAGCAGGGCGAGCGTATCCTTGCATTTGATTTTGCGGCGGATGATGGTTTTCAATACGTCGTGGTCTATCGACGGGTAGAACTTCCGGATGTCGATTTTGAGGCAATATCGGGCGTTTTCCCGGTCTTTGATGGCCCGCTTGACATTCCGCATCGCTCCGTGAATCCCGCGGCCCTTGATGCAGCTATATGTGTCTTTTGTGAAGACCGAAACCCATATCGGTTCGAGGATATTCATGATTGCATGGTGCAGAATGCGGTCGGGGTAATACGGCAATCGAAATATGATCCTCTCTTTCGGCTCATAGATCGTGAACGTGCTGTATTCGGAGTTCTTGAATGTATGATTTTTCAGCGTTTCATGCAGGGCAAGGATATTCGCTTCACGGTTTTTGTCGTGAAGCAAGACGCCATACGAGCGGAGTTTCCCGCGCCTTGCCTTTTCATCGGCGAGGCGGAGGTTATCCAGCGATATGATCTTTTCGTATAAGTTTCCTATACGCTTCATTTCGACGCTTTGCTTTTCATATTCGGGGCGTTCGGCAGTTCGGGATGCCCGAAACC